GACTTTTACAAAGCCAACACAAATTTCTTTGCATATCACTACTCTCCTATATCTTGTTACGCTGAGTCCCAGGATGGTTATCAAACATTGAAGCCACTAGTCACCGAGGACGGTAAAGCTGTTACACGTAGGATAATGAAACCGCTCTGCGATGATGGTTATCATCCACTACGCAGCCACAATAACGAAAACGCTTTTGTGGACGGTCGCATTAAAAATGTGAAGAATTTGACTCCGACACATAAAATACCACCAAGATATTGGGTATATATGAGCGAATTTGTAGATTTGCTTGTCGGACACCATCGAGGCACTTTAGTGCCACTCAGCCACGAGGAGATGATGGTTCATGTTGCCAACCGTGGCCCTAACGCCGTTCGTCGTGTGGAAGATGAGAACTTCTTCAGCGATAATAGCGCGTTTATAAAGTCATTCCAGAAGGCCGAATCCTATGGAAAGTTAACCGACCCACGCGGAATATGTACGTTACCCGTAGCACATAATTTTCGCCTTGGGCAATTTACTTATCCGTTTTCTGAGCATATCATGAAACCACAGAAATGGTATGCTTTTGGATCCCATCCGCAAGAAATAGGCACACGTCTGCAAGACATCTGCTTAAATGAGGAGAAGTTAACGAACTCCGACATCTCGAAGAATGATGGCTCAGTGCCATATTTTTCACATTGTTTGGATACAGCCTGCTATACTGCAGCGTATGCCACACGGTACCACAGCGAGATTACCCGCATGTTGCAAGGTGAAACCCGTACCAAAGCCGTAACACAGACAGGCGTAAAGGTAGACATCGACAACATGACCGACTCCGGCTCAAGTATTACATCCGACAAAAATTCTAGGTTAAATGCTTGCGTTGGATATTGCGCCCTGCGCGATGAATCCCTCACCAAGAAAGAGGCCTATAAGAAATTAGGTCTTTACGGAGGAGATGACGGTAACAATCGGGGAGTGTCAGCTGAAGCTATACGCCGAGCATTCGCCAACATTGGAATGCTAAGTACCGCTGAGGATATTCCGATCTACAGCCCAGTGCCTTTCTTAGGCAGGATTTTTCTTAATCCATGGGTAACCGCGGAATCCATACATGATGTTCGTCGAGCCCTCTCCAAAATCCATTTGGCTAGTGCACCCGCGACCATTCCTGATGACTTAATTCTAGTAAGAAAAGCCACAGGATTTTTGGTTACTGATCCTGACACACCATTGCTGTCAAATGTTTGCAAGGCTATTCTTCGCTGTTTTAAAAACGTGAATCAGAATAAGCCCGCCGCTCCTGAAGTCGAGGCGATACTCAAACGCGAAGTGAATTATTTTTCACGGTTTGAGGGCCCATTCCCAACACTTGAATCATTGGATACTGCCATTGATATAATATGTAACAACATGAAGTGTTCGCCCGACCAGTTAGAGGCTGCAATAGAATCGTTGGACAAAATTACGCGGTTCGAACAATTTGATAGCTTGGAGGGCTTTTTCCATCGTGAGGAAAAAGTTGACATCACTGTCGTCCACCGCGGTGAAGTCAAACCAGGACCAAAAGACCCACCTTCCGATCCTGCTGACAGTGCTCACCAGAAGACTGTCTTAGCGCATAAGTCTGTTGCCCCCAATTTAAGCAACATAGTGTTGCAGGCAAAGGCCGCTATGGCGAAACCAAAATCCGCCCCCGAATCGAAGGAAACCAAACAATCTGCAAAGGTTGAACAAGCGCCAAAGGCGCCGCCCACTACAACACGTGGTTCTAAAGAACCCGCGAAGACCGAGGCGCAAGCAAAAGCCCAGGCTAATGCTAAAAATGTTCCACCACCTGTCAAACCCAGAACTGGGGTTGTGCAATCTGCACAGACAGGACACGCCTATCGGCACATTCACCGATGCCCAGATTGTGGTCGCGATTACAGCCACATACACCCCGTTATTGACTTAGAAGAACTGTACTGGTATGATTGTCCGAATCCAATGTGTATTGACTACCATGGATCTCAAAATCCCAAACAAGCCGTATTGTTAAAACGCAACGCCGGAAAAACCCCCAACACTCCGGCCCGTATCGATAACCTCATGAGAATCATGCATGAGGCTACTAAGAAAGGCTCCGCCACATCACATGTTAACACAGATGTGGTCGAAAGCGGTGACAGTATTGTCACAGTCACCGCCAACCCCTCCCAGATCGTGATGATCAAAGAGGAGAAACAGCCCGCCGAACCGATACCCGCGTTTTACTCTAGTTTCGAGGCCGACCAATACTATGGTAACGCTGGCCATGAATCTTGTTGCCGCCGCTGCGGAAAGTGGAGCAACAAGGCTGTTGAGGATGGACGATGCACCCGATACCCGTACTGCAAAGTCACCGTAAAAACAACCGGGGATATGGATACTCAGTCCGTCACCATTATACAGAATGGGGACGGAGCTGAAAAGCAGAGTGACCTCACGACACCGGGTCATTTAGAAGCCGATCCACATTTTAGATCTGTGGATTTTACACCACCAGTCCAGCGTACGCAAGTGTTACGCACTGGTGGAAAGCAGACTGGGAAATCAAATTCCCAACGTGCCCAGGGCAGCGCCGTGCAGGCTAAGAACAAAGCCGCACGTTATTCACCCCAACCAACAAAGGGGAATCCTGAGGGTGGTGGCTCGGCCATCAACACTCGCAAGAAGTAAGTGCTAAATACGAAATCCCACATAACGTGGGCGAGAAGGAAAACTCGTAATGTCGCGAAGACAGCCAAATGAGCAAACCAAAAACAAATCTTGTATAACACAAGCGAGAAGGAAAACTCGTAATAGCCGCGAAGGCAGCCAAAAGAGCAAACCATAAACAGTCAGTCACTTGATCTCAACTTCTTACGAGGGCCACAGCACCCTTTCGATTTTTAATTTTTATTAATAATGAATAACCAACCAAAACAACAACGTCCAAGACGACGCCCTGCCAACATGTCTCTCAAAAGTTTAGTCGCAGAAGCACTCAACAAACCATTGAAAACATCAGCTCGCACCCTACGAAACAGACGAAGAAACGCCAATAGAAAGAGGAACCGTATCACAACAGGTATTCCCGCAGGCGAACCGTATGTTTCGAAATCGTTAGTTCCGATGTCTTTTATACCTCCTTCAATGTCATTAGGACAATCATCTGCTATTCGATCAATGAATAGCAGCTTGCGCCAAACATTGCGTACTGCCAAAGTATCCGCAGATGGATTAGCGTTTCTTAAGTGTGCGTTCGCGCCACCGGATTTCGCAGCCAGCTCGGTTAGAGGCGTACCCGATCAGTTTGAAGGTAAATCTTTAACGAAGAAGCACCGTCTAACTACCAACTTTGACAACCCTGCCGGACGTGATTCCTACATCTTAATCCTACCAATCCCAGGGATAGCTTACTTCACCTTCAATATTGCCGCTGGCACACCCCTTAGCAACGTTAACGCATGGGGCCCAGTGTCATACGGGGATAGTGCAACACTATTTCCCTCGCAAGCAACATCCACAGATAATGTCACTAAATTCCGATACGTATCACAGCACGTCGAACTAGTCCCTACCGTTAATGCAATGCAATGGTCTGGTTCAATCACAGCTTGGAAGATAAATCCCCAAGTCATGGAGAGGTCTGCACAGGCCGCTCTTACTGATGGTTTACGTACTGTTACTGGACTGAATCAAACCTTAGGTGCTGCAACCGCAGAAGCATACTCGGGGCCGGTGATTAATGGTATCTTCGCCGGTACATATTCATCCAGTTCCGTATTCGAATTTTCACCCATCTTTGACTCGCAAGGAAGCATACCCATCAACATGGTTGCGTCAGACTTTCAACAGCTTATCGCCCCCGGAACAACCGGAATACCTGGCTTTGATAACGGCTTTGAATCACTCGTCATCAAGATAACGAACACAGGTGCACAGAACACCTTCGTTATCCGCAATTATGCATGCGTCGAATATATCGCATCACCCACATCTGGACTCTACGAGTACCAGTCGGTCTCTTGCAACGACGCAGTGGCTATCGCACTGTATAAACAAATCATCAAGGAATTACCAGTAGGTGTCCACTACATGGATAACGAGAATTTCTGGAGACGCGTTTTAAATATTATACGCATGGTTTCCGGATCCTTAGCCATTTTACCAGGACCTTACGGTGCCATGGCCAGCGGAGTTAACGCGATCTCCACTGGCATAAATGAGCTCACAATGTAAACACGCTTCAAACGGGCATTTGTCTTAGCTTCCAAACTTTCGTATCGTTCCTTTGGTTGCTCATTCAATGTAAGTCCCGTTTCCCTGCCTCTTTTCGCTTCATTTTTCTTCTTCAATAGCTTTGTTTGAGACTTATAGTTCTTCTAATTTCGTTCATTTCAATGATCAAATTAGTTTAGATTATGTTTGCCTCACGCAAATATTTCCGCTTGAGAACACTCTAGGACAAACACGTATCCATGTTTGATTTCTTTTGGATTTATTTGTTACAACTGTTTTAGAATTATCAATGTCGTAAGCGAAAATGACAGACAAACTTTTTAACACCAATAACAACACATAGGCCATTGTAAAACAATGTGAAACAATGGTCTAGCAGCGCAAAGGCGACTGCGAGTGCGA